CTAGTAAACAACTGTGAGTAAGTGTATATGAGATTTTTGGCTGTTTTTTCATCTACGGCATCAGTCGCTGATAGACCTAACTCTGTTGCTGCTTGAACCATGCGAGGATCTGGTTGCCCATTCACCTGCCAAGTATCATAGATATCTTGTAAAGGCACAGGTTTGCCGGCCATTCCGCTCTGACCCAACCATTTTTGATAAAGTGCCCATCCTTTCTGAAAATTCGCGTCAGTTTCCTGTGCACCAGCAGCAGACTTGCTTCCAAATTTGGAAGCAATTTTGGAACCCAACCTGGATAACAACCCTGGTCGTTCGGCTTCTGTTAAAAACTCATTTACTCTCATGCCAATCTCCTAGCTGCACGACTAAATTTTTGCGGATCTTTATTCTTGATGCTGCTCAGTAATCGGCGTTCCATGTCTTCTGCCAAGTCTGGCCCATAGCTTTCAGCAATGCTAGCCAATAGATTTATAGCTCCGGTAATCAAATGATTACCACGGCTTTCAATCAATAGATTGCGATTGTGCTCGGGCAATCCATTTGTCAATTCATCAAGTAATGTGCGAGTACCGTTTTTCAAGATATTAATACCTTTACGAGTATTTATATTAGTCACTGGGTTTTTTCAGTTGTGCTAACATGGATTTTAATTTGGATCCCTGTACGTCAACATTGATTTTTCCCAGGTTATCACCGGCAGCATCACGAGTTCTGATTGAACTAGTGGTTTTTAACTGACCCATAATGCTAGTCGTTGACGGAATTTCGCTGTGACCATCAGAATCTTCAGTACTGGTGTCAGTAATCCTCAGACTATTTACGTCAAAGTCCAAGTCCACTTTTTGTCCAACACCGCTGCTGTTGCGAGTTTTCATTAACTGTAACTGATATTTACCACGCTCACGCATTGCTCTGCTGGTAAAGATACCAAACACATTGTCTGCTGTGTTGATTTTGCTGATACCGCCGCTGATGTGACTGTGGTCAAATTCAATTTCTTCAACTGCACTGCGGTTTAGCTGGCTGGCTGTTACAAACAATACATTGAGTTCTTTGGCTAGGTTTCGCAACTCCTCACTGACATATTTGTCCTTAACAAACAAGTCATTGGGGCTGACTTTGGCGCTAACAGGCATGAGCAAATCCAAATAATCCACGCACAAAAAATCTATCGTTACGCCGCTGCGTATTTGTAGTTCTTTTACATAGCTGCGTATGTCATTTACTGTGCTTTGTGCTGGCAGATACTTGATATAAAAATCACCGCTTTTCTTACCAACGATCCTGACCTTCATCTCTACATCGTCCAGATCTTTGAATATCTCTCGAGTAGGCAACCCAGTAATCATGCTATCAATACGCATAGCACACAGGTCTTCAATGAGTTCCAGTGTGATGTAAGCTCCAGTTAATCCAGACAACGTCCAGTTGCATCCCAAGTTTTGCATGAACAAACTTTTACCCGATCCTGATCCACCAGCAAAAATTTGTAATTCGCCCCGATTAAAACCACCATACAGTTTACGATCCAGCCCGTTCCAACCAGTGCTAACCTGTCCATTGTTACTTTTCAAACGCATCAATCTTGCTCTGGGATCAGCGAAATAGTCAGTACCCAGATCTTTGGTCAAACTGATTTGCACTGCATCTTTAATCAATTTTTCAACTGGATCATACTCGCCTTTTTCCAGCAAATCAGCAGCTTTGAGAATAGCCCGTTCTAACTCTTGTCGTTTGGTAAAGTTTTCAAACTCTGCCATAAACCAATCTATATGACCAGAGTTTATGCCCTCTATGGGCTGTAGATTCAAACTGCATACTGCACGTATCTGTGTTCGATCCGGAAGTGTACTATGCTGTTCAGCATGTTCCTGAATAAACTTTGCTGCTTTCTTCAAGCTCTTGTCAAAATTCTCTGAATTATAGATATTACTCACACGGGTAAACAGTGTGGGATCTTGAAGAATAAATTCCAAAAACAGTTTTTGAACGTCTGTTGTAAATTCCATAGCGTATTAGTTATATTTCTTGTTGAGCTTGAGTCTAAGTTTTATCTGAGTTGTTCCAGTTACTCTTGCTTGCCAGATCTGTCGAGTAACAAAGAGCGGCCCCCATCTCATCACTGCATCATTGACATCTTTGACGTCTGGTGGCCAATCAGGAAAACTCACACTCCATCCATAATCCAGTGCTGCCTGTACTAGAGATTCGCCTGAACTATCCTGATCTGGAACTACAACAATTTTTCGATTCAGTTGATCCAGCAGTTCAGCTTGCGCTTCACTAACTTCATTACCCAGCACTGAAACTCCGCCAATACTTATGGCATCAAAAACTCCCTCCACGACCGGACACCAATTCCAATTGGGTTTTTGAAATACCTCACCAAATATATAGGGCATACCCAAACTTTGTATGTATTTGGGTTTGGCTGTACCGATGGTTCTAGCAGTGTATCCTACTAGATATTGTTGGTGGGTAAAAGGAACTATAATTCGTCGAGGAAGTTCAGAGCTAACAAAATAAGTGTATGAGTTGGGATCTATGGATCTGCGTTCCAGATATTCATAACATTCAGCATGTTTTGATGAATCCAATAGTTCAGATTCGGCTGGCAATTCTCTGGGTTCTATCTGAATTTCTGGAATCGTATCTGATTCATCTAACCCCAAACTATCGGATCGTTCTCGCAAGGCCTGAATTTTTAATGCATTGATCTCAGTGGACCCAACGCCTAGCCAAGACAACAACCTACGAAATTTTATTCCAAAAGACCCACCCACAGTGTAACCTGTGCTGAATGTACAATTGAAGCAGTGAAAGACGACGCCGTTGGCAACTAATTTAATACCACCACGGCGTCGTCCATCTCCAGAATGACCTCTGTGCGCACAACAAGGGGCATTGAAACTCGTCCATCCATTAGGAGATCTTCTTGTGGCTGGAAGATAGTTCAATAATGTTTGTACAATAACAGAAGTCACATTGTTATTCTAACACTATTACCCGTTGCTTACAAACTTATTGAGTTTTTCAGCTTCAGCAATTATGTCATTTGTTGAGGGGAAATCGGGCAAAGTGGGATGTGGTGTGCTGGGATTTTGTTCTTTTACACAATGCCATTCGTTGATCAGAGTGCCTCGTTTTTCATGTACTGGCACCTGAAGTATTTCAGCCGCCAACTTCAATAAATCGAGACGAATCTCATATGGGGTTTTGCTCATTTTGAGCCTCCTGTGTGTGTTATTATATGCAAGTCTTGCTTGCACTGATACTTATTACACACAGGAGTCTACTGATAATTTATAATCTACCCACCACAACTTCCACAATCACAATACCTGCGGTGTCGTTGTTTTCCAAGCATTTACCAATCACGCAGCCTGGTTTGTACTGTGCTGGATCCAGTGCAATACCAATTCCAGGAAGATGACTGCTTACAATGAGATCACCTTTCTTAACCGGGCCAACCACACGACATGGAACACGCCCAGTTAATGCAATTGGCAATCCACTGGCTGTGTCATTCATCAAAAATGCTGGCTGTTGACTAACCACTCCAGCAATTCTGCTATCATGGCTCACTGTGCTAATTGTGATCTCAGCTGAACCACCAAAAATCATCACAGTGGCGAATTCATAGAGTCCATCAGCCACGTAAATCTCTGCCAAGTCAGCATAGTTAGCTGATGCTTGACGTGCAAACAGTGTATCAAATCCTTGCCCAGCAGCACCAATGTTACCCACCCCAGCAGTACCGCCATTGGCAATTGCTGTGGCAATGTTGCTGGTGTTTACTGTTAGTGTATCTCCTATGTTTGCTGTGCTGGTAAATATGGCTTTGGCTGCACCAATGTTGCCCACATTGGCGTTACCTGTTATATTGGCTGTACCACTGATGTTGGCACCTGTGCTGGTTACCACCAATACATTGGCTGTTCCGCCCACACTGGTTGTAACATTACCGTTGGCTGTGTTAATGGTTACATTACTGGTACCATTGACAATGCTGCTGGCGCTGACTGTAGCAAAACTTAGATTACCAGCACCGTCAGTTTGTATAAACTGACCACCTGTGCCGCCGGTAATTTTGACATTGCCCACTGCACCTAGATTGCTGATGCCAGTAACGCTGAGATTACCAGTACTGGTATTTCCACTTACTGATAGGCTACTCAATGTACCCACTGAAGTGATATTGGGTTGAGCAGCCGTGGTAAGTGTGCCACTGACGTTGGTGAATACTGCATTATTAGCACCAATATTTCCCACATTGGCATTTCCAGTGACACTTAATATTCCACTGACACTGCTGATATTACCAAAAGTAGCGTTGGCTGTCACAAACAAATTAGCTTGTGCTGTGACATTTCCGCTCACCGTTACGCTGGATAATGTTCCAACACTGGTGATATTGGGTTGACTTGCGGTCTCTAGGGCACCCACAACGTTAGTAAATACGCCGCGTGTGGCTCCGATATTACCCACATTGGCATTACCAGTTACTGATAAAGATGTCAGTGTTCCCAAACTGGTAATATTGGGTTGAGCAGCAGTGGCAATTGATCCGTATATGTTGGCACTGTAAAAATTATTCCAGTAATTGCTGGTTTTGCCCAAGTCTAAACTGGCATTTCCCACAGGAGTGACAGCAACACTGGTTTGCCAACTGGTGGTGGCATTATTGAACAACAGGCTTGCTACCTGAGCATTTCCAGAAACATTACCACTAATGATACCTGAACCGTCAGCAGCAGCGCCAGTGCTGGCGTTGTTGGCCAAAATAAATGTCTTATCAGCAATGGTGACGTCATTGGCGTTGACTATTGTAGTGTTGCCTGTAACATACAGGTTGCCATCAATATTGACGTTGCCCCCAATGTAAGCGTTTCCTGCTACACCCAAACCGCCGGCTATGGTCACTGCACCAGTAGTAGTACTGGAAGAATCTTCAATTGAACTAAAAACACCTTTGGTTGCGCCAATATTACCCACATTGGCGTTGCCACTCACGCTTAAAATACCGCTCACTGAGTTGATGTTGCCAAAAGTGGCATTGGCAGTGATGACTGAATTTGTAGCACCAATATTACCCACATTGATGTTGCCAGTGATGCTTACTGCTCCAGTAAACACTGCATTGTTGGCGCCAATATTACCCACGTTGGCATTGCCTGTCACATTCAGGATACCACTCACTGAGTTAATATTACCAAAAGTTCCGTTAGCAGTAACCACTGAATTCGTAGCACCAATGTTGCCCACGTTGGCATTGCCTGTCACATTCAGGATACCACTCACTGAGTTAATATTACCAAAAGTTCCGTTAGCAGTGATGACTGAATTTGTGGCGCCAATATTACCCACGTTGGCATTACCGGTCACTGATATTGCATTTGAAACACTAATATTATTTGCAGTAATGTTACCACTGGTTTGAATATTACCACTTGATGCAGTGATATTGGCATTACCTACCGTAAGGCCATATTCTATTGTGAAATTTTGTAAAGGCACTGAACGTCTCCTATTGATTAATCTTATTTATATTCAAACCATTAAATTTTTCATTAGATCTTAGTTGAAAATATCTTCACACTATTGTTAGCAGTAATACCTGTTGCCCGTAACCGTACATTTCCTGAACTAATATCAGCATCTAAATTGATTAATTTGACATTGTTTTTCACACTGGCATACACTGTGAGATAAGCATTGATCTTATCGTTTACTAAAAATGCTTCCATGCTATGGTAGTCGGAACCATTTACTGCTTGCACGATATATTTTGCTGTGGTATAGGCATTGATGTTAAATTCATCCAGCGTTGTTGCAACATTTCCCACGGTCAACATTGCAGAACTGGATATGATAGTGGGAGTCGTGACACTGACTGAAAAATTTCCATTGATGGAATTAGCCAATTGAACTCCGTCAACAAACAAATTACCAGCATTGGCTGTCAGTTCTGTACCACCCAAGTCAATGGAATTTCCAGAAACATACACCGTGCCAAATCTAGCAGTGGGGGATCCAATGTCTATCAAACCATTGCTAGTGGGCAAGATTTTGTTACTGACGACCAGATTTCCGCCCAAATTCAGATTGCCGCCCACGCCCACGCCACCAGTAACCACCAATGCGCCACTCACAGTGTTGCTACTAACAGTGGTATTGGAAATGGTAATTGCTCGGTTTGTGGTGTTTCCTGCTGTGGTGATTAATTGAAGATCTTCACCACCTATCCCATAACTTAAATTAGCCCAATCTTTAATCCCGTCGCCAATTTTCACTTTACGGGTATCAGTTTCTAATCCCAGTTCACCTGGAGCCAGAGTAGGATTCGCACTAGTCCATTCACTAGCTGTTCCTCTTCTAAACTGAAACTGAATATATGGCATTAAATTGCTCCGATATTTTATTTATTTAAATGACACCACCGCAGTCAAATGCTGGACCACCAACATAACTAATACCAGGGTTACCACCGTCGAAATTAATACTTCCTGCGATACCTGCAGGACCCTGGGGTCCTTGTGGGCCTTGAGTGCCCACACCAATTAAACCCTGATTGCCCTGGTTACCCTGAGCGCCCTGGGCACCTTGTGCTCCAGTGGATCCAGTATTACCTTGAAAACCTCTGTCGCCCTGGTGTCCTTGAGCACCCTGTACTCCAGTGAGGCCCTGTGAACCCTGAATTCCCTGAAATCCCTGATATCCTCTGCTGCCTTGGTTTCCAGTGAGGCCCTGTGACCCTTGCTTTCCTTGAAACCCTTGAACTCCCGAAAATCCCTGCGGTCCTTGAGATCCCTGAGCACCCGTGGTTCCTTGATTGCCCTGACTCCCCTGAGTGCCTGCTAGTCCCTGTGAACCCTGAGCTCCTGATGGCCCCTGTGAACCCTGAGCGCCCTGTGGGCCTGATCCACCAGTGGTTAGGGAGACCCAGAAACTGTTATAGTAAATTCCAAGCTGTGCATTGGTGGGGTTATACCACAAGTCACCAGCAACTGCTGCCGGCGCTGTGTTGCTAATTTTTACCGGAACCACGTTGGCTGTCGCAGTCCCAGTTACAACATCCACGGTAATGTTGTTACCAAAGTTTAGTACACTGGCAGTTCCCACTGTGGTACCGTCATCTTTGATGACCAGGGCTCCGCCGCCCCCTCCACCCAGTATTGGTATACCACCAGGGGTGACTCCGTCACTTAGTCTGAGTTCGCCAGTGTCTATATCAAAAAACAGATTTCCAATCTCACCAACGTGTTGGTTGATTGGTCCATTAACCAAACCTGCTTTGATTTTGCGAAATGCCATGGTGTTTCCCTAACCAGTATTTAGTGCAATGTTTACTGATTATGATTCCAGGGCTGACATTTTCCTAACGCACAAGGCGTTATACCACCAGTGTATTTTTTTGCAATCACTGCCCATTTTTCACAAAGTCTCTGTATTTTTCCTCGATCTAATCCTTCAGTGATTGCTTTTCCCAGTACTAAATGTCCACACTGACCACAGAATGATATCTGTTCCGTTATTGACTTTCGTTGTTCTAAAATAGCTGATTCTTTACGTGATTGACTTTCATGATATTTTTCATAATGCTGCCGTGCTGCATGCAGATCCAGGATTTGTGTGCTGTTTTCTTTGACATTTTCGGTGTTTTCCAGACTTTGTTTAACCACATCCAGATGCTGCTGCAATGGTGGTGCCCAGCGAGCGTCACCATCTTCTATTTTCTGCACAGTTTCAGCTTCAGCATCTGATGTTTTTGCGCTGAGACCGCCCAGCTTTTTAGCGATAGCACTGCGCAGATCCAGCTCGTCGTCACCAGACTCAAAGTCACCGTGTATAACTATTTCAAAATCTTTGAATCGCATGTGTTTATTTATCCAAACTTCTACCAAGTGGCTGAATCAAACGCTACTCTCTTCCAGATATCATTAACGCCATTGGTATAAGAAGCAATGCAATAATAAAAGTACTGAGAATTGGCCGCCCAAAATCCCACTCTGTCAGTTGCTGTGCCTTTGGATGTTGCAGGCACTGCTACACGGTTGGATACTAGGTTTCCGCCCGCTGTGGTGCCGTCGTGTATTCTCAGCATCCAATTGCTTGTATCCACAGTGAGTTCTCTGGCTGCACCTGTGAAAGCATTATTTTGTGCTGCTGTTCCACCCCTTAATTGTAAACGTTTTGCCATATTATAATGCTCCTAAATCTCTGATCTCGTCCACCAGTTCAGGCACGCTACCCATGTCGAGATTTTCACCCAGTTCATATTCGTCACCGCTGACTCGATAGCCCAATTTTAACTCCACTGGAATGGCTACACTATAATTATCGTCAGCATAGGCCATGACGTCATCAGTTCCGTTGTTGTATTTAACAAGCAAATGATAATATCCCACTGGTACTGGGTTTATCACACTGGCTGGAATTTCTAGTTCTGCCACCCCGTTGGCAGGAGTCACGTTGGTGATGTTAAAGCTGCTTACGAAATCCCGCTGGGGAGTGCGCACTAGTTCAGCATAAAATGTTAAACCAGTGATATTCACTGCCTTCTGGTCAGCATTTTTTACCAGTATTTTTAGGCGATTGTTAATACCTTTGTAGATCACAATGGGCTTTGTAAACACAGTCCTGTCCTCCAATATCAATGTCTGGTCAGGAGATATTTGCAGAGATAGAATTTGATCATATAAATATAACCTGAGTGTTTGCATACCACTTATTTATCCAAAGCATGAGTAATATCTTTCAGCGTTTAACAGAGAAATATCCATTTATCAGCGTGATCAGTTATGGTAACGAGGAGTACATCGGTATCATACAAAACCGCGATGCTTTTGTGACAAATTTCTATGATTTGAATTCCATCAAAGACACTGATGCTCGCCATCAGTTTTTGGAACTGGGCGAGCAATGGTGGTGGGAATCCAACAGAACTATACCTATTAATATTTTCCTCAAGCATGAATGGGAAGTTTACAAGTCATGCTTGAGGATTTTCAACACCAAGGATGTGGTTTTAATGCACGGCCCAGCCGTGAGTTTAGCAGAACTAGCTCAAAGAAAAACCAAAAGACGTAGCATTACACTGATTAGAAAACCCAATCACTGACCTTGTTCAATCAGTAGATTCATATGCACTACTACAAGATGTGCGTAACTTGTGGCATGGCTACGTTTATACGCATAGCTACCATCGGTGGGCTTGTCCCAAATAGTTTTTGAGATTTCAGACCATTTGCTGTTGGCCAGATGCCTCTTGGCAGGTCTGATCAGTGCTAAAAACATCGACATTCGAGCTATTGAATCCAGTGGCTCTTTGAGTTTACGATACAGATCCCAGTGATTGCCGATGTGTACAACCTGGGTGAAAAAATCATGATCTTCTAGCTTTTTCCAGTCAGGTGCGGTATTCAGCAACTGCTGAAGATGTTGAGGATTTTTCACCTGCTGATACACGCTGACGTTTAGAAAATCCAGCTTTACATAACCCAGATCTTCTGCGGTTTCATAATCTAATCCGCAAATGCCCAGTACTGAATCCACTGGAGCTTCTGTAACATACACCCCAGTGTTGTGTTTAACCAACTGTCCATCTCGCCACTGGCTGGCTGGAACATGCTGAATCAGAGCCAGAGCTTGATCCCTATTGGCAAAATCCATATCAATGTCGCTAGTAAATTTCTTTTGCATCAGTCTTCAGTATATAGTACATGTGACATTTTAGTAAAAGATCTCTCATACCCAAATCAGTTTGAGCCAACCGATTCATCTGATCCAGATCACGACGACTCAAATGCGTGATTGGATCCTTTTTTGTATACAGCAACCCAATGGGTTTGGGTGTGATGTCGCTCATTAAAAACCCGCCTGTTCCAGTGTGTTTTGTATTTCTGCAGTAGCCGAATTCTGTAAAAGTTTTTTGCCCCAATATTCTGGGTCTATCCAGCGATAGATCAAGTCCAGTTGCTCTGGTTTCAATGCTGTTAACCAGGTTTGCCCTGATTGTGTACCCAGAACAAACCAAGCAGTGACTCTGCCGCGATCCAGATCTGCCATAATACGACTGTGATTGGCATAAAGGAAATAATGAGCCGGATGACTATTTGCTTCATTTGCCCAGTCTGATGCAGTTTCAATACTGCGTTTCACAGCATCCCAGGCATCTTCGTTGCGAGTCCAATGTATCAAAAAATCTGTGTATACACGATCACTGGCCCATTGATCCAGCTTGATGTTTTTTTGTATCACATAATTTATAAAACCACCGGTGTTCACACATTTAACGTCCAACATATATTGTGAAAACCTCACAAATGCTGAATAATAGTTGCTGTTAGCAAACTGTTCCCAGGTTTTGAGTTTGTGACTGGGTTGGCAATGCTGATAGAACCGACGATAGACTTCCAAAGCCAGTTGCACGCTTACTGTGTTTCTGTCCTGCCAGCGTCGTTTGGGTTCACACAAATGTGATGTGAGTGTGCTTTCTCGAGCAAAATGTTTACTGCAATGTTCACAAAGGTATGCCATACTTTATGCTTTGGGCAGCTCATCTCCGTGATCCAGGATCCATTGCTCTATGGCTGGGATTCCATTAATCAGGATCCAGAGATCAATCTCTTCGTCGCTGAGGTTGGGTTTCTTTTCTCGAACCATCTTTGTGAGTTTTTTCTGGTAGGCATCGGTATTCTTGCTATCTTTTTTAGTATTGTGCCAATAATGTCGTTGTGTGCCCATACCAGGACTCACTGTGGTACAGGATAACCACTGTAACTCAGGGTGTTTGCTAAGATCAAAGAAATGTTTGTTAACGTTTTCGTTAGTGGCCATCAGATAGTATGCTTGAAGATCTGGATGCCCGCTTACACTGGCAGAGTACCTCAGCATTAGGTAGGTACTGAATTTCTTGCGTTCCTGATCATCCAGGCTCTGATAAAATTTTCTTTCTTTGTGATCCAGTGCTGCTAACTCAGTGTTTAGATCCAGCTTGCTCATTGGTATACCTCTTTATAAGATTAAATATATCTAGTACATATTGTCATTGTACTAGATCTCACGCAACAGGTCAAAGGCAGTAGCGGCATATTTCCACTCACATGCACGAAGATCAAATGCTTTGAACCAGTGCTTCTTTCTGTAAACAAATTTCAAAAAAATCCATCGACCGTTGATTTTTTTGGGGTACCAACAAAACCATCTGACCCAGGGTTCACGAGAATTTTTTTGATCTATTATATTCAGTATAAAGCCAGTGGTTGTGAATCTCGTATACCCCATTCGATCACCAAGCCTTGGAGTATCTGATAATTTCACAATTACGACTGATGTCTTTGACAAAGTAAACACACGGAGGCTTTACGCCACGAGTCAGTGGCACACACAAAAGCTGTCCGTTCTTGAGCTTGGGAAAATACCAACGGTTATCAGTGAACACGTCCACAATTTCCACTGGAGAGAATTCTGGTCGAAAGCTGCTGAGTGGATTGAATGTGAAGGCTTTAAACCCTCGGTCATTGATACTGGTTAAGGGCACCACTTCCAGATCACCATGGTCGGGTTCCCCAATCAGCATCTGCCAATCCAAGGGCATAGTCAACTGATGCTGACCAATCTTGAGCACCAGTGCTGGAGTAACAAAACTCTCCAGAAAAATCAGCGGAGTAAAGTAGTAGTCAGCCTCGGATGGATCGCTATTATCAAACACACAGAATCTAAGATCATCTACCTCGTCGGGTAGATCGTTGATATCATAGCTGAGATTTTCGTTAGTAAGAATTCTCATAATTGTTTCTTATAGTATAACACAAACTCTAGTAAGACTAAAATTCCTTTTCGTTTCCTATCATTTTTAGTAGTTCAAAATCAGCAGGGTCTGACAGATAAGTCCAACTCCACCATTGGACGCCGTCTCTGTCTGGTTCGCCCAGACTACCTCGTCGCCAAACTGTTTCCAGCCACACCCGTTGTGTGCGTTTGGTTTCGCTGTTCACTATTCGGACAGGACGCCAAGCCAGCCAGCGGTGCCAATTGCTCAGTCTTGCAATATACTCTTCTTTGGTTTCTATGTTCCAACGCATTTTGTTATCTCAGTAAATCTGTTTTAGTAATTCAAAGTCAGTGGTGTATTCCCACCTATATTTACAAAAGGTTCTCCAAGGGAAATGGTCATTTGCTCTTCTATAAACTGGTTCAAACCAAACCCACTGTTCATAGTCCTCAGTTTTCTTTATGCTAACTGGATGCCACGCCCACCACTTGTGCCACTGTCGCTTTTGTTCATATTGCAGAATTTTCTTCTTTCTTTTAGCTTCTTCAGATACTATGCTCCAAGTCATCGTTGCCAGTCCACCTTTTCGATAGTAAACGGATACTCAGCTTCAGAATAAAAGGATTTACGCTTGGTTAGATGCCGCTTGCTGAACTTCATTGTGCTGGTAATGTCCCAGATCTGCACCATGTCTTTGTCCTGAGCTTTTCTGAGTCCTCTGCCAATACTCTGGATGGTTCGCACAAAACTCTTGCCGGGTTCAATCAGCACCACATTAAACAACCGTGGGATGTCAATACCTACTGCTGCGACACCGTATGTAGCCACTGTGATTTTGTTGTCACTGACTGCCATCTGATCGTACTGTGCTTTGCGATCTTTCAGTTTGTCTTTGCCGCTGATAAACACTGCATCAGGCAATGTGGCACAAATGTGATTGCCTGCACTGAGTCTGTCCACTAATACCAGGGTGTTGCCGCTTTGTGCTATGTCAGCAATCATCTTGGAAATATGTGCCATGCGATCAGCATTATCCACAAGATACTTGAGTTCGCTCTGGTAATCACGATACTCACCGTGATCCACTAGTTGTCGAATATTCACATGGCACTGACTCAGTATTCCCTTTTCCTGAAGTTCCACCGCGGCTAACCGGCTGATCACTGGACCCACTGCTACTAGCAAGCTGAACCACTCATATTCGTCTTTGGGAATGGTCCCAGTGAGTCCCCAACGAATAGGAATCCTGGACAGTGGCCCTGTGAGCAATTCAGTTAACGCCTCAGCTTTGGCTTGGTGACATTCGTCCACTATGACTGCCACAACACCCTGAATAAAATCCTGTATGGTCATTAAGCCGGATGCTTCAGCACCAATCTGATTTCGAGCGTTTTTCATCAGATTGTTCAGGCTCTGCCAAGTGCAGATTGTGTGAGCATGGCCAAATTCTTTTCGATCACCAAACCATACTCCCACATCCAGCCCCAACAACTGATAATCTCTTTCTGTTTGCACCACCAGGCTCTTGTTGGGCACAATCACAATTGTACGCCCGTATGATTCACATCTCTGACTCAGAGCTGCTGTGATCAGTGTCTTACCTGCGCCTGTGGCGACCTCTTGCAAGCTCTGTGGATTACCTAAAAATTGGTTAATAACCTTTTGCTGATGTTCCCTGATTGTGATTGGTTGTCCTGCTGCTGGATGTCCTTGAGGCCAAACAGCACTTGCAAATGAATCAGCTTCCACTGGTTCAAACTCGAAGTGAGTTTGATACTGACGCTGATCATCAAGCTCAATATCATAACCAGCTTGCTCAATCATGGGTAAAATCTGGTCCAGCAGATTCAGATAGCTAGTCCCTCCCAGATTGAAGAACGCTTTTTTTCCATCCCATCGTCCCAAGCGAACCGCTGGCAAGTACCTGGCATGTGGAATATCTTTTTTAAACCGCGCAGTGAGTTTTTTTCTGATGTCTAATTCCAGACCCTCAAACTTCACATTCACTTCATCGCTGATTTTTATGATACATTTCATATGTTGTGATTAGTCTTTTACTAGTATTAGTCTTACGGGCTTTTTTTGATTGGTTAGTTCGTATAATTTCAAGTGATGTTCTCCGATGGAATTATACTGACTACTGAGATTCACCAATATCCAAGCGGGGTTCTCAGGAACCTTTTGTATATTTTTCGTGTGTACTATGTCATGTCCAACCTGTGCTTCCAGTGTTTTGCAGAACTGAAAATATTTACCCGACCAACAGTGTGATATCGAAACAACTGGCCAGCGATCCACTGCTTTGATCAGGTTGGCCAAACTATCCACCTGCGTTAGGTCCAATTTGGGAGCATGGTCAAACAGTATCTGAATTTCATCATTACCAAGCCAAGTTCTCAACACGGATTTAGCTGAGTTTCCAAAAGTCAATCCCAGTGAACTCAACCCAAATGCCTGGGCCACCAGGGAATCTTCGGCTTGCACTAGCTGTGAACATAGTTCCTGCAAAGAGCTAGTCATATTTTCAAACACCCATTCGCCGTTTAGATAAACCACAGTGGGCACTTTGTATACCTGCGCCCCACGCAGAAGACTCATGGTGTATTCATCCAGATGATAATCTGACCGTTTGTTTAGATGCTTCATCAAAGCGACGGACTGTTCACCAGGAGACAGAGTCCAATGATTAGACTCTCTATCGTATTCCAGAGTTGGAAAAAAATCCGCTCTATCCTTTACTGCATACAGGAAATTCACAACAGGCTTCGAATAGGGCTGCCGAATCTGAAACTGATTTTTCTCAGTATCATATTCTATGCTCCTGGTCGACGGCACTTCTGGTCTAGGAGGTTTGGCCCAGATGGGCTGAATCAACTCCTCTACTGGCCAATTTAGAGCTTTGAGCAAGAGTAGATATTTGCTCACAATCTTCTGTACCAGTATCTGTTGTTTGCGGGTCAGCGGAGGGTATTCATAGTTCCCCCAACTGCGTGACTTTATATCCGCAAGGATCTTCTGATCAGAGATACTGAGCATCGGAATCTGATATTTTTTAATGGTTGTTGTGAAGTGGGTGTTCAACAGCAAATCCACCGTCTTCTCCATAGTAACTACGTCATCTTCGAATCCAGTAATGTGTAGCATGATTAACGAGAAGACTGTTGTATTTGTTTGATTAGACTGGATTTTTCAGCTTCAGTCAAAGTAACTCCTGGGGGCATCTTGCCAGACTGAACTCGGCTGATTGCTTCGGCCTGCTTGGTGGCCAGCACGGCTGGGTCCTTGAACCCATCATGGCACTTGAAGCAACTGGCGAGCTGATACCCTTTGGGTTCAGAATTTTGATTTGAGCCAGTGACTCTGAGTGCGGTTCCCATCACCACTAAAAAAGAAACTGTGATAAAAAGAGTAGGTTTAAGCATAATTTATTGTAGCAGTTTTTCGTCTATATTGCAAGAGTTCCAGTTGGAAAAAAGGAGTATAGCGTCCCAAACTGAACCGGCACTTAAAGGTCCCACCACATCTCCCTGGTCAGCATCATAGATCAACAGTACTTGGTTTTGATTCCACACGGCAAAATTTTCACCGTGCCCTATCACTATCACTGGTTCTCCTGTTTGGCTAAACGCCAA